GCGGTTGAGGTAGCTAAGCAAACTCTCCTGCTCACTCAAGCCGCACACCTCCGCTCAATAAACACAGGCACAACCTGCCCCAGCTGCACCAAACGCCTATACCTGGGCAAACACCGCTGACAAACACAGAATGTTTTACCGCTCTTACGAAACGGCGCCCCACACACGACACACTCCAACGACGCACACTTACGCTCAAGCGCCCCAACGAGACGCCAAAAATTCACCCAGCGATTACACACCGCCGTATGGCTAAAGCTGCGTTGGCTACGAGTGCTAAAGGTAGGCGACTGAATTATGTCCGCAAGAAGCGGATAGAGTTTATGCAGCGGCTGAAAACCCATCGTTGCAGTCTCCTATGGTGTGGGGAAAACCTCTTGTTTAGCCATGCGCATGTTAATCGCTACATGGGCGCCTAAGGGGAACTCTTCGAGTAAATCAGGGTTTTCGCTTTTCCGCTGAATCTGGAATTTGCCGTTGGTGCTTTCCAACTTGATTTTGTAGACTTCCACGACGTCGCCTTTCTTGATTTTCTGATTCTGATTATGCTCGCTAACAACGAAATCTAAGGTGTCAACATTTCCTTGCATTAAGCATTCACCTCCAAAGCTTCCATTTCGGGTAACTTGGAATCCGCAAGCGACCCCCGCTTAAGCTCAGCCTCCACAGCCCCAAGCCGCCGCTGAACCTCATCCAACTCGCTAAGCACCGCAAGAAAACATTTCCCATAGCTCTCCAACGCGGACTTGAAATTTTCGGCGAGGCGAACCTCAACCGCAACTACTTGTTTTTCTCTCTCTTCCACCATTTTTCATACCCACCCTAAATTTTGAAACTGCAAAACCTAACTCCCCAGCGCTGATTCAGCCAAAGAGTTACTTTGAAAAACCTCGCCCAGCAACACCACAAGCTGAGCCTTAGACGCACAAACCGCCAAAAGCTGAGCCGCACCCTTCTCGGTTAAGATGTAGGCACGGTGACGCTCCACCCATTTCCCCACAACTAAACCGTTACGCTCCAAACTGTAGAGCAGCGAGTAAACGGTGCCTGAGCTAACCAGAAACCCGAAGCGCTCCTGAATGAAAAGTATGAGGTCATAGCCGCTGCACCCGCCATTTTTTAGGCGCCCCAAAACAATAATGTCCACCCAATCCCTGAGAAGGCGCTCCTTAAGCTTTTTCATGATACGGAGCTGGCTTTTCTCGCCCGAAGTCACGACGGAAATAGCAGTCAACAGCTATAAACCTCCGTAGCCACCTGCGACTTAGCAGCGCCTTCGATTCTAGGAATTATTGATGTGAGAAGGTAGTTTAGGAAAACCTGCGTGTAGGCGTCATCAAGATAGCCGAAGAAGCCAATTACGTCGTTGCCATATCTTAGGTGGAAGGTACGCCAAAAATGCGTAGCTTCTGTTTCCCCGAATATCTTCTCAAACAGGGCTTCGCTTGCATTTAGCCTAAAGCTTCTAAATGCTTTAGCGGCTAGCGTTAATTGCTCAAAAGTTAACGGCATGTTCTAAGCCTCCGCTGGTTTGCCGCTGATTTGGAAACGCTGAAACTTGTCTAAATGCGCCCCAAAAACCTCAGATGCGTGTAGAAGCTGATCGATTTTTTGCTCAAAACTCTCCAACCTACTACGCCTCCAGTTTTAGCTGACGCGCTTGGATAGTGACAAGAAACCGAATAAGGTCTGCATTGTTTTTTATCCCATAGTATTCTTTGAGCGCTAAGACCATTTCCTGAAGGTCACCCTCAAATTCAACTCTTACCTGGCTTGTTTCTCTTTCTTCCATCCAAGACACCTGTAATTCTGAATGCATCTAAGTTACTCTGAGTTACAATATAAGCTTAATGAACATGAAGGTGTTAACGCTTCCCGTAATACTGAGCAAGCGGTAACAAACTTTATATTCAAAATAGACACAAAGATGCATTCTAGGTTACAAATATGACAGAAAAAAGCGAACCTCCGCAAGTGCGAGTTGTATTTGAAGGGGAAATGCGAAAACGTTTTGAAGCAATAAAAAGATACTATGGACTAGAAAAAAACGCTGACTTAATTCGCCTACTTGTTACTCTCCGCTATGAAGAGCTTAAAAAAGAGGGAAAAATCTAGAATAAATCAAAAGCCCCCAACTCATACCGAATCTTCTCAAACTTGTCCTCTTGAATTAACTTTTTGAGCTTAGCAACCTTCTTCTTCAAAATCTCAATGTCATCTGATTGAGCCAAAATTTTAGCGACTGCCTCTAAACAGTCATCCCACCCTCTAGCATATGTTGCATCCATTCACATTCACGCCCTTTTCAGGAACTTGTTACTGCTTAACCCACAAATATAAAACCGAAAGAAAAACGACCTTCCGAGATAGGGGAGAGGTCATTGTAAATGAAAGCCGCTACAACACACCCGATTCTTTCAGCCGCTTAGCTAACTCAGGGTCCCGAACATGCAAAAGCTCCCCCCGCTCCAACATATCCGCGATTTTATCATACCGGTCAGCACGAGCCAAAAGCAACTTGAGTTTCTCCACCTCAGACTCAGAAAACACGCCGCGGGAAGCACTCTCCAAACGAGCATCGCTCAGACAAAGAAGCGGATACGCCTGCTGCATAGCCTTTATAATCCGTTTCTCCCGCTTATCATCACTCCCATAATCATGCGAAATCCCACTCGTATGCCCCATCAACGCCTCCTTAACCTTATGATAGGTTCGAGCATCAATCAAAACATCCTCAAAACCGTCACGCAGACACTTAGGCATAAACCCCGGTATCGAGTCTAATTTTGCCTTCTCAATCAAGCCGCGAAGCAACTCGCTCACACTCTCACTCTCCAGCGACCGCCCTCCATAACCCAAAAATAAAGGCTCTCCAATCTTGCCGTTGCGCTGCAACAAATACGCTTTCAAATAACCGCAGGCATCAGGCGTACTAACCCCACACCAAACCTCCCCCGTCTTGCTCCGGCTCTTCTCAAAATACGTCCATGGCTCAGTGGGATAATCGCCAACACGCAACCCCGCCACATCAACAGGCAACGCGCCATTCTGGTAGCCGACAGCTAAAATGAAATGCTCCTTAGCAGAATCAGCAAAACTATTCAGCAAACGCACATCCTCATTGCTGGGACTGTATTTTCGGCGTTTCCTTGCTTTAGGGTACTTGAAACCCCGCATATCGAGGCTGAAACGGTGGCTATTATTGGTAAAGAAGCCATGAATGCGACTCAAGGTTGCAGTCACGTTCTTGTTCTGCGCAGCCAACAGTTTGATGTAGGCTTTGGTTTTCCGCTCATACCGCTCGGCGTTAAGCGGGTCTTTACCTGTTATATCGCTCTGCCTATTCGCTATCACCGTATCAGGGTCCTCATCGAGAAAAAGAAAGAATCGAGGAAGCACCTGGCTGCTGTTGCCGCGAGTTTTGGCGCTGTTAGCTTCCGTAGCTCGTTTGAAAGCGGCAAACTCTGTTATGTCTTTGCCAAAGCGCTGACGAAACAGATCTTTACCACTATCTTTTTTTATACCGCGGGGCTTAGTCTCTTTTCGGCGTTGGAAGTGTTGACCTTTTCGCAGGGGAAGCACTCTCAGCGCTAACTTTAGACTACCATATTAATATGGGTTACCGAAATAAAATCAGGTACCCAGTGGAACAGACTTTTTAAAATCAGGGTTTACCGTCAGAAAAATAGTAGAAACTAAGCTGCCTACGGGGCTGGGCGTTCTAAGCAACATAGAAGGGTAGAAGGGATTACGGGGCTGGGCGTTCTAAGCAACATAGAAGGGTAGAAGGGATTACGGGGCTGGGCGTTCTAAGCAACATAGAAGGGTAGAAGGGATTACGGGGCTGGGCGTTCTGATTGCGGGGCTGGCTGTTACGCCTAGCAACCACGGCTAGAGGGGCACACGCTTCTTAACCAAATACGCCATCTGCAACGCAGCCTGACAGTAGTTGCGGAATTCGCCCAACGCCTCAAACTCAGACAACTTGCTTTTCACCTCCGCAGCGGTCACGTTCCTTGCAAGTTTTGCAGTCTTCGATTTTGAAAGTAGCCATGCAATCGCAGGGGACATCTTCAGAAGTCTTTGTGTTTCCCCAGACATCCACAGACTCCCCGATACGTCTCGCGGCGTCTAAAGCAGACTGCTGACGCACAAAAACATCTGGCTTTTCTACATCATTTACCCCTGCTTTCCCAGCGCAAACTTTGCCATCCATCAATGCCCTAAGCCTCCTCGGATTCGTCAAGTAGAACCGTGAAGATGTACACTGAAGGATACACTTCGCCCTCGTACTCGACGGTGTCAACAAACCAGCTAAGGTCCAGCAATTCAGCGGCGGCTTCAATTTTCTTTAGAGCCGTGTTTGTTATTATTTGGGTTTCGCCTTTTTCGATTACGTTTAATTTTGTTTCGGTTTGTTCTGCCACAACTATGTTGAGGTCTGTTATTTCCTGTAGGAGTTGGGCAGCTTTTTGAATGGCTGCGATTTTTTGGGCGTTTGTTTGTGCGGTCATGTTCTCATACACCTTTTATATATCTCTGGATATATCAAACTATATCTTAAACAATATTTAAATATATCTGAAGATATAGATTTATATGTTTAGAAAAAGAAAGGTGAATGCCAGAGTGCCAATGACCCAAAAGTTTCTAATGTCAGTCTCCGACGAAATGCACGCCGAGCTAGAAGCAGAACGGCAAAAAAGGAAACTTGAAACAATCCAAGAAGTAGTACGCCAAATACTCTCCGACGCCATCAGAGGACGGTGAAAACATGGAAGCGCAGCTTACCCAGAAAAAATACGCCTGCCCCCACTGCGAGTTAAGCTTCGGCAGCCGCATGGAACTGGAAATGCACACAAGCAAATGGCACCGCACCAGCGCCCAACTCCCACCCAGCCACCCCGCCCCACCGCTAGCCGTCAAACCCCAAACCACACAGCAAGAAGAACTCATCGTAGAATACAGCCTCGCAGAATCCAAAGCAGGCCTAGGCGAACTCTGCCCCGTCCTCAAAGACGCCAACGGCGAAATCATCGACGGCTTCCACCGCAAAGGCGAAAACCAAAATTGGCGCGAAGAAACCCTGCCGTGGATAGACACGCCCGTTAAATTAGAGTTAGCACGGCTAGCCGTAAACTTCAATCGCCGCCGCGTGACTCCGCAGGAAATCAGCGAACGCATAAGCTACTTAGTGAAAGCGGGATTAACTGCCTCAGAAATCGCAAAGCAAACAGGCATCGGTGAAAGCACAATCTACAAGTACACGCCTCCAGAACTGAAAAACAAAGCGAAAGCTAAGGCGGGCGCGTTAGGTGCTCAGAAGTCGGCTGCTCTACGCGTAGAGCAAACTGTTAAGACATCCGACAACATCCAGATGTCCAGCCCCGCCGCTGACAAGCCAAATATAAACAACCTGTCAGGGAACTTCCAAGCCTCAACACCCCAAAGCCCAGCCCCAGCAATCAGATTCCAAGACAAAACCGACATTGCAGCCGAACCGCCCCAAACCGTGAACCCAACGCCAACCCCGCAAGAAACAGAAAATAAACTCGCTGAAGGCTACAGGCAAGGCGCAACAGAAGACCGCGAAATCGCAGAAACCCCCGCCGCAGAGAACCCAACCCCCATGTGCATATGTCCGCATTGCGGAAAAATAATCCAAAAATGCATAAAAAACTCCATAGACCTCACACAACAATAACCCCGTTTTTCCGTAAACAACACAGCTAATTTAACCCCCTTTTGTGAAACTCACCGTTTTCTGTGACAATAATTCAAATACAGCACCAAACTAAGCTTAGATTAAGAGGTAAAAAATATGATAGAAGGCATAAAATACTTAGAAACCAAGCAACTACCCCTTAAAGAAATCGCCAAAAGAGCGAAAGCGGAAATCCTCGAAAAGCATCCCGAAATCAAAGTCAGCGTAAGAACCGAGCACTACAGCTCCATAAAAATCGAAGTCACCGCCATCCCCAAAGACTTCCAACCCTACAAAAAAGAGCCACTCGCCCAAGGCTTGCCCTACACAACCATCAGACATACAGACGCCGGGCAAAAACTCCTAAACGAATTAGAAGAAATCCTACGCGCCTACAACCGCGAAGACATCGAAATAGAAACCGACTACTGCAACGTCCACTTCTACACCTACGTAACCTACAGCTTCCAAGTCAGCCAAGAAGCACAAAAACAGCTAGGAGCGTAAACGTGCTCTTCAAACCCCATTTACTCGCCAAAGTCCTCAACGGACAAAAAACACAAACCCGCCGCCTAGGCCCCAAACAATACCGCGTCGGCAGCACCCAACCCATCAGCCACGGCTACACCAAACCCCAAGGCTACATCAAAATAATCCGCAAGTACCGCCAGCCCCTATGCTGCATCAGCCTATCGGAAGCCAGAAAAGAAGGCTTTAGCAGCATAGAGGAATTCCGAGAGGCATGGCGCCAAATCAACGGCGGCTACAACCCCGATCAAGTCGTCGATGTCTACGAATTCGAATTAGTAAAGAAGGCTACTTTGGAAGTTTAGCCTTCAACTCCGCAACCTCCAGCCGCAAAGCCGCGTTTTCTTCAACCATCAACTTTACCACTTTATTGAACTGCAGCCCCAAGTCATTTAGGCGCAGATTCAAAAGCCCAATCTCCTGCTGCAACGCAGGCGACATCGACGCAGCCTGCACCCGCTTCTCAGTTTCAACCAACCAATCCACCTCCCTAAGAATCCGTGTACCCCGTGTACTTGGAATTTGAGAAATGCAACGTTCGGGTTCCACCGCCGACCTTAGCAACTGCCACGTTAGCCGTAACCCCGCCCCTGTTCACAGCATCCGCGCTCACCGTACTAAGCAGATAATCCACTTGGGAATACTGCGGCCAATTACCCGCCCCCTGACCCGCCAGAACATAACCTGCTGTGCCCTGCGGCATATTCGACAAAGCAAGCACCTCCGTATCCAACAAATAATCGCTCCCATGATGCCCATCCAAAAGGTCAGCGTTAATATTCGTGCATACAACCGCTGATGAGGCGGAACCTAACGCTGGAACCCCCGCGGGCGGATTCAGCGAAATAGACTTCGCATTCAAATAACCATCCAGAGCCAACCCTAAACCAGAAAGCACAACAACATTATCGCCGCCGAAAGTGCTACGGTAAAAATCACCCCAACCAGCCCCAAAGTGAATACCGGGCAGCGTTACGTACCCGTAAGCGTCCACACCCAAAAAATCGCTCCCATGATGCCCATCCAAAAGGTCAGCGTTAATATTCGTGCATACCAGCGCGGCTGAATCAGAAGCCAAAGCAGGCGTACCCTCAGGCGGATTAAGCGAGATGGATTTGCAGTTAAGATACCCATCCAAACCCAAACCCAAGCCGCTGACAACAAGGATATTCTCCTCGCCAACGGTGGACCGGTAGATATCACCCCACCCCGTCCCAAAGTGGATGCCGCTGATTGTCACGTAGCCATAGGCGTCGGGAATTAGGAAATCAGTGAAATCAGCACCGCTCACCTTCTTGATGCTATTAACCAGCAGCTGCTCACACTTCACCTTCGCAAGCCCCGGTTTGCCAAACCGCCAAACCTCCAAAGTATCCATATTGCCATACGCGGCTTCACTGTGCGCAAGGACAATCTGGGGCATATCCGACTCTGCTTGCAAGCCGCTGCCCATAAACAGGGCGCCCTGGAAGGACGTGAGCATGCCGCCGCAAGCGAAATCCTTTTTGACGGTTAAATGCTGGCTAAGCCAAAGCACAGGGCCGAGAGTTTCAATGGTGGGACCTGTCATAATCATGCCTAAATCAAGCCAATTTGACGTCGTCTCGTCCTTTAGCCTGATTATGCTGCTGCCTAAAGGCAGTGTTAAACCGTCAGGCGTCCACTCCCCCTCGCCGTTGAAACCCCACAGGTACGGTTCAAGCGCCTCAAAATCGTATGATGGAGCCGCACAGCGCACCTCAAGCATGCCTACGCCATTGTACCCTGAGGATCCACTACCGCTGCCTCCGCCTCCACCGCTCCCAGAAGAACCCCTGTTACCACGCTTGGTCCGCGAAAGCTTCTCCACGTTCACCGTAAAAGTGCGCAAGCCATAGAGGTAGTCTGCAATTTGAGGCGGCTCCTTACCCAATTCGAAGGTGATGTCAAGGGTTTGAGAGTCAGCCAGATACTGGTACTCGGCGTATTCGACGCGGAAATAAGAGCTTACACCCTCGTTTGGCAGTGTCACAGAGACCTTATCGCCGCCTAAAACAGGCGAGGTCCCAAAATCTATCACCGAGCTTTTTATGAGCAGATACTCGGCTGGGTCTTTGAGGTAGGATAGCAGGGCTTTGGCGCGGAGTTCGCATTCGTTATCACTCCACAACTCCTCGTCGGTTTCAACGTATTCCCGCAGGCCATAGGCAACGGCGCTCGCCACGTTCTCTTGCGTGGAGCTGTAGCGGCAGCCGCCAAAGTACAAGCCGTCAACCCAGAAGTCGCCCCAGCCATGCACAGGCCAGCCGTCCTCGCCAAGAGGGAAAAACCGGCGGATAAGGAAACTTTTGACTTGCGTCCAGTCAAAGCCTTCTGTGATGGTGCTCCATTCGCTGCTGTTGTCTGCTCCGACGCCGATTTTGCAGTCATGCCACTTATCATCGGGGCTAATGCTCACATGTTTAAGCGCTGTTTTCCCATTAACGTCAGCTAAAACGACGGTGCCGCTGCTGCTCCAGGTAGGTTGCAACCGAGCAAAAAAGAACAACAACGGATAGAGGTTGCAGTTAACCTCCAAGCCATCTTTTAGGGTGAACTGGATGGCGCCACTATCGTAATCCTCTATATGGCACTTCACGCTACTGGTGCCTATAGCGGCGGTGGTGCTGTCCTGAGCGCATCCGCCCGCCCATGGCGCAATCGCCCAATCCCCATACGGGGAATTCAGTATTTCAGTAAAGCCATCCTTGTCTAAGGGGAAGCTTTTGGTTGCTTCACCATAAATTTTAATCTTGTTCCTGACCCGTGAGATGTCCTTGCGGTACTCGCTCCCCTCAATCTTGTCTGTCAAGCTCACGGCGTTTGTTTTGCTGTTCTTGGGGAAAAACTCAAACAACCCATCCGGAGCAACCCGAAAATCAAACCCAATAACCCCCGCCTTATCGCTCGTTTCAGCAACGTACTTGATGATGTCCCACATCGGCGTATCGACATACTCAAGCTTCGTGTAGGTCGTATCCGTGTCCACAACCAGCTCAGCGCCGCCTCGAACATGCCCCAAATCAGTAAAACTATCAATCAAGTCCTTGATGATGACTTCGCCCTTGGTGTCGATGTAGGTTTTTGTGATGACGCGGCGGAAAAGCCACTCACCCCAGCAACGCCCAGAAACACGCACCAAACTGTCTGTTGGGTCGGTTTCGTACTTGACACTCTCCACCTTAACAGAAATCAACGCCGAACTCGCAGGGTTATTGGGCTCTCGGCAAAGCCCAAGCCCGCCGTTGGCGCCCACAAGAATCGGATAAGCTCCGTTGGGACTGTACTTGCCATTCCAATTATGGAGGATAACCTCGAAACTGCTGACTTCTTTGCTGCAGCCCAGATGCACAAAGGCTTCTTTGATATCGGCTGGAGGTACACCAACAGTTCCCAAAGTGAGCACTGCAACAGGAAGCCCAACTTGAACGCTCACTCAACGCCTCTCCGATACAACGCATACTCATCGCTGCCTGAGGTTCCGCTGCGCCCCACAGCCTCGCCTGCCCGTTGAATGCTGCGCACACGCATAGGCGTACCCTCCGTAGCACTATTGAAACTCTTAACACTCGACGTCGCCGCATTCATGCTGCCCGCAAACGCAAACATCGCCACCGCAGCAGCCGCAATAACCGCGATGCCCACCCCCGTCAAAGCCAAAAACGTAGCATAGCTAATGTTTAGGGCGCTTTGGGCAGCGGTAGATATCCAGGCAGCCGCCGCATGCACAGCATGAGCCGCAGAAACAACGCCTAAACGGATTGCCTGAGCAGTCTGCGCAACAATACCTGTTTGAGTCGCTGTATTCTGGGCAACCTGGGCAGTCATGGCGCCAGTAGTCGACACGGCTAGCGTAGATTGCGCTCCAACACCCGCTGATGTGGCAACGTTATGGGCGGTCTGCGCCGCAGTTGTAGTTGCTAAAATGGTCTTCACAGACGTTAGAATGCGGATAACAGAAAAAATCTGCATCACAGTACGCCCAACTTGGGAATCCAAACCGCCGAAAGACACCCCCAAATTCACGACGTCTTGGGCGATAGTGCGAAACGCCGCTGAAGCACGGTTTTCAGCGGTAACGGCAACGCTGATTTGACGCATACTCACTATATTCCAGCCTCCGCTTTCGCCGCGTCAATCGCAGCTAGAATAATCTGCTCTAACTCGGGGAAATAGGCGTAAACTGCAGGGTAGATGAAGGGCTGGTCTTTCATGTAGCGGGTGCCATTCTCCACAAACAATGCATATGTAGCTTGGGCGCCCACATCCACCACCCACTCCTTAACTGTGGCATAGATGGTACTTTTCAAATAGCCAGTTCGAACAGGCACAAGCCGCTCAGCCAAAGCCTTAACCTCAGCCGCCCAGCGAACCAACTGATTATGAACTTCAACTTGCAGGGCAGAATCAAAACTAAGCATCGCTTGCTGAAACTCTTCAATGCCTCGCACATCAAACGATATTTCCGTGTCTACTTAGCCTCCTTCTCTGCCTTACGCTTCTCTTTTTCCATTTGGTAATCTAGCTCGTTGAGGATGATGATGTACTCGTTGATGGTTCGGGCGGGCTGCTTGGCGATTTGGTTGGGGGTCCACCCGAATTCTTTGCTGAGTCTAAAACTGGTGAGGGCACGGTGAGGTTTTCCCCGCCTGATGCATTGTATAAAAAACGGGTCTCAGCCTTATCGAGCCCACAGACACGGTTTGCCACCTGAGCGATTAGCTCGCCGAAATCATAGGGCACCCCCTGGTCTGAGTCATCGGTTAGGAGCTGCTCGAGGGTAACGGGGCGGCTTTCAGGCTGACCATGCAGAGCCGCCATGATAGTTTCTGCTTGAATCGCCACAAAATCGCTGCTCACCACATCGCCTGTCAGGTTGTTGTATTTAGTGTGCTTCTGGATGATGCGGTTGCGCTTTGCCCAGGTGATCTCCTTGAACAGGTACTTGCCCTGGTATTCGTCGCCGAAGCGGCCATCCAGCTCTAAAACTTCACTCTTCATCTTTAGGTCGCCTCGCTGTCAGTGAAGCTCTCAGCCGTAAACCCAAGCTTTAGGGCAATAATGTCGTCGGGGCGCCTTGGCGAACTGACTTTTTCCCATTGGCAGTTCTTGAACAGGAAATACTTGCCCGCGCTAAGGTCGAATTTGAGGCTAAACCCTCCTTCGGCGGCAGCATAGTACTGGTCCTTATTCTCAAACGTGCAGGTTAACTCGCCGTAGAGATCTCTTTGCCTCGGCTCCAAATACTTAGCCCGCGTCGGAGTCGTCGCACGCAAAACCCCAATGCGCTTCAGGTTGTTGGCGATGGTGAACTTGAAGTCGGTAACTACCTCAAAAGCCGCCAAACCCGTCCCGTCAGCAGAACCCTTCGACACAGCCACATCAGCCCAAGACACCGCCCCACTCAACGGCGTATAGGTGGCGCCCACAACCTTCGTTGAGGCACTATCCACATCCACCGCCATTAAGTCGCATTCAGCCCGCAGCACATCCTCAAGGCTGCAGGAGACCGTGGCTTTGTCAATCCGAGCGCCCTTATACAGCAGCTCCACAAGATCATCGGCGCCCTCATCAAGCACACTAATGCTCATCGAGTAGCAGTCCACGACGTGGTGCAGAAAATTCATGATGTCCTCAGAGGGTACAGGAAAAGCAACTTTAAGGTCTGGCTTAAGCAAGCCCCGCTTGAGGGCTACTAGGTCACGTGTGCCGCAGCCGCGCACTTTGATAAGTGCTGGGTCGATGCTGGGGTCGAAATCATCCGCAACAATCGTTTTGAAAGCTGGGGTCTCGCCTAATGGCTCGGCTAGGTAGTCCTCAACGATGTAGTTGAATCTCGAAAGTGCCCCTGCGTAAACGGGCATCTAACAGTCCACTCCCATGTTTGTTTTCATTTTTTCTTCACCGTTACTTGGAAACCCAAAGCTTTTTTGGGAAATACTGAACCTTCACCTGCACCGTCACCCGCGCAAAGTTCCCATCATCAACCTGATTGGAAACCCCCGCAACCGAAACATCAACAATGCCAGGTATAACTCGGCGATGCAAGATGCCAGTGCCAGGGTCAAACGATGGCCCCAACCTGCTGTAATTGAAAATGATGCGCTCCACCTCCGTGCGCAACTGGTCACGAATAAACCCCGCCTTATCCGCCGTAGTGCCCAAAACCTTAGCCAAAACCTCAACTGCCACGATTTCGCTGCGCATCCAACGGCTGCCACCATCACTCAAGCGATAGCAGCTGACAGCATATTTTTTGGGCATGTTCTTAAAATCAAACGTGGATGGCTGAATATCATAGGGTGACATCGGCGCAGCTCTACCCGAAAGCCACTCAATATCAGCGCGTAATGGTCCACCGACCCACTCCGCCTGTAGCGTCTCGAGGATTGTTCGGCTATTCTCTTCTATGGCAACCCCAGAATTGAGGAACCGATGCACCCGCTCAAGGCTTTCACGGGGCTTGCCTGTAGTGTGCTCAAAGAACCACCAGTACGCTTCAAATTGGATAAGCTCGGCGCCGCTGTACCAGATGGTGGGCATGCCGATGGCCTCCTGGGCATGGCAAATCATGAAGCTAACGGGCATGTTGTCGGGTTGCCAAACAGCCGCCTCAGGATAAGCAGACAAGCCCCGATGCCGAGTCTCCCAATACCAAGATTCGACGGTGGCGCCCCACTGCTCAGGATACGGATACTCACCACTCCGCAGCTTATTCACCAAATACCTAAAGCCCTGATTAGGCTCCATATCGCCACTGTTGGTTTTGAAGCCAACCGTCACGATGTCCTCAAAGCCCTCAATCACCTCGAGAATCTTATCGAAAGCCGTAACCTTCCACTCGCAGAGGTATACCTTGATGTTGTGGTCTTTGCAGAACTGCAACATACCCGCCACGTAAGCATCGGGGAAAGGCAGCTTAAGCCACTCCTCATAATAGCTAACCAGCTCCGAGATGCGAATCCACGAGACAGTCAACCCCGCCGCCAACAAGTCTGCTAGCCGCGCAGGAGTCCAAAACTGGTCAGGATCCCAGCCGCCCGCCGCATCAACCATCAAAGGAATCCCCTTAAAATTAGCCTTTAACCAAGCGTCTTCATCCGCCCAGCTATCGTGGGCATTGTATTCGGGCATCAAAACAACGTTCTCAGCAGCTACTTTGCCGTTGACAGCAGCCAAAATCTTCGCGTACACCGCCGCCACACTGGGCATATGCACGGTGAACTCCGCCGCCGTCTTCTCGCTGACGTGGTAAGCAAGCGTCTGCAAACCCACCATCAAGCCAACCCCACATACGGCGCCACACCCGCCGCCTTCTCAGCCTCAACATACTCTCTAACGGCTTCTTGGGCGTCATACCAGAAAATCTGGGCACCCTCCGGGTCACGGCGCCGCCGATACTCCCAAGCAGCAAAAAACTTAGCCGCCCTCTTAATCGTCGTAGGCACCTCAGCGGGCACAGCTAAATCCTGCACCTGCAAAAGCCTATCCACCTTATCGCTGGCATCAGTTACGATGTCGGCTAGCTCGACGTCCTCGCTGGTCTCCACTGCGTCAATATGCAAAACAGGCTTCACATCAGCAACAGAGCAGTAATCAACCAACAGCTAAACCTCGTATACAATAGCAATTCGCCAAGACAGCATAAAAAAATTAACATACAACCCACAAGGGCAATAATTTAAAAGCGCTCGCCCGCTAAAATACAGGGGATGTAAGATGAGCAAAATCATATACTTGAGCATAGTGGCAATAGTCATTCTCTTAACCGTAGCTTTCACAGGAATAAGCACAAACCAAACCCTATCCGAAGAAAACAAAAGACTGCAAGACACCCTAAATAGCATCAAACATATCCAGCAGCCAACACTTGTATTTCACGTCTCAGAAAAAGGCGAAGAATACCAATACGCCCAACTCCCTAACGCTACCTATACTTACGAGCAACTCTCACGTCTAAACAACCAAAGTTTTGACCTGATTTTGCTTCCTGAATACAAAGAGAACCTCAACTGGAACGAAGAAAAAGCATGGATAGCCGCCAACTTTGGAGGACAAGACGGAATTCCAATTATGCTTGATGTCTTCGGCGGCGGAGACCAAAACACACCCACACCAATGTTATCAACAGAACAAATCGCAGAAGCTTTGGATATTGCAAACGTTAAGTACATTCGCTTCGCAGAAGTCAGCAGTTGGCACATAGAAAATAATCTATCTTTTCCAACTGATTACGTGCGGGAAGTGTTAGAATTCTGTAAGTCAAACAATCTGCAGGTATTTTGGACGGAATGGAAAAATGATTTTCCCGACGAAAACGTTGAAACCTTTACAGCAATAAAAACATACATCCAAGGCTACGACGATATTGTGACCGTTTCCTTTTCCACCAATTCACAGGAACTTGAACCTGTAGACGCCTTCCTAAAACTCGGTCAAACGTTTACCCATTGGGGTGCATCAATCCAACCCTGGTACTGGCATATAAACCGCAACCAAGACTTAATGACCTGCCCACCATCACTGATATTAGAACATACACTAACAGCGAAGGCGATAGGCGCAAAAATAATACAGTTTGAACCCTACTGGTACTTCTTCAACTACGATGGCTCACCAAACGACAATCTAAAATTACTTCTAACTAACCTAAAAAACTCAATACAATAACTTTGTTTAAAAAAAAGAGATAGGTGGGGTGGCTATATGGTATAACCACTGCCATGTGGCACGTATTGAATACTGTCAATCCAAACGATTCCGCTGCCTTCATAGCAAAGCGCTACGATGTAGATTCTTTCGGATAGCAGTTGCAATTGCCCAAAGTTAATCCATGTGCTCGCGAGATAGTCAACTTCTTCTTCGCCCATGAATTGCGTTGTACCTGACGCGTCCCACCATCCGCTAAAACTGTCGTAAATAAATGAGCCAGCGCCTGTGTCGCCCCAGTCCTCTGACCATGCTCGAACTTTAATAGGTTGATAATCCCAGTCATGCATTTTCACGTATAGATCGTATTCTTGCGGTGGAAAAACAATTTGCCAGTCATCGCGTGGTGCTTCTTCAAACTGCGTAGTAAGAAAGCCGCATGCGCCTTGGTTGTATCCATATATTGCGCCTTCGCAATTATCTTCCGGGCCTTCTATGTCAGTCGGGTCGTATACGTCTGCCCAAGGTTCCAGTTCTCCCCCGTAACTCCCTCCATCGCATGAGTCAACAATTGTCACTTCATCATGTCCAATATATGTTGACATGCATATGCAACCCGTAAACCACGCTGGGTCACTGCCGCATGCGCCAGTTGTTGCTAACAATAAGTCGTTGTCGTCTGCCCATTTCCATTCAACACGGTAGCCGACAACCCAGTGTACGTCTGTCCATTGATTCGGGTAGCTTGGTTGATTCCACCTCAGTCCAGCTAAGTTTAGTGTATCTGTGAATTCAGCTTGGAATGTGCCAGAAAACATGTAGCCAGTTATAAGCCATGTAACGTTTTTAATCACTACATTGTGTGCGTCGTCATGCAAATCGAACCAATCCCCGTAGTCGGTGTCGTTTGACCACTCAACGGTTCGGATTAAATACGCGCATAGATAACGTGCACCCGCACCCGTAACACCTGAACCAGTCCACGATGCCGTTATATCTACTTCCTCATCATGATCGAAGGATTTGTCGCCGTCGTTAACGTTCATCCAAATAGTATCAGCGCTTGCAGGCTGAATCGCAATACCCGCGAAGCAAGCAAGAAACAATACCGCCACAATTCCTATTGTGTAAGATTTTTTCATCATATTTTTTCACCTACCTGCGCCACAACGCGCACTCAAAACTTGAGGCGCCAAAAGCATAAAAAAACTAACATATAACAAAAAACAAGAAAAAAAGCTAAGAAACAACCACTACAGCAGGCACCCCAGGCACCGGATACTTGCCAAGAACACGGAAGTTACGCACTTCGATGGGAAAACCAGCATCAGTATTCTTCACATAGAGCTGCAGCAGATCATTCTTCGCAAACTCAAGGTCCTCACTATAGGTATACCAATCGCCGTTCTGGTTACGCTCAGTCCCCAAAGCCACGCCGTTTTTGTAGACCTGAGCATGCACCCAATGAGAAGCACCCGAAGGATCCCGACTATCAAAGGCAACCCGCAGCGTCCCCGAGAGATAGCCCACATTGATTTCCTTAACCTTCACATAGTCAGCGCTGTCTTTGCTCACCACCGCATCATTGGCAAACAGCACGTCATCGCTAAGCGCGTAGGGGCCACCGCCAGCAGCCATCAACAAGCCCACAAGCTCGTCAGGAATCAAATCCGTCTTAGCTTTGATTGCAGCAGTTTCAGTTTTGATTTTATCCAAGCCATAAGTTGCATGTGTCAAAGTCGCTTCCTTTGCAACCGTAGAATCCTTAGCCACCGTCGCATCCTTCGCTAACACTGCTGAAGCTTCAATCTCGGCAAGAGTCGGCAACGCACCGACTGACGCCTCCTTAGCGAGAACAGCAGATGCTTCAATTTCAACGAGAGTAGGTAATGCGCCAACTGATGCCTCTTTAGCCAATGCTGCTGACGCCTCAATTTCTGCAAGGGTTGGCAACGCTTCAACCGCAGATTGAACATCGTCCACTTTCCCATCTGTGACTCCATGAGCAGCAGAAACCGCACCTTCAACAGAGGCCTCAGATGCAGGGTCAGCAGGCAAATTATCGGTTGAAGCCTTAATCGCCGTCACATCAGACTGCACATCATCAACTTTACCATCGGTTGTTGTGTGTGCCGTTGTTACATCGCCTTGACTCGCCGGCACAGCAGGTATAAGGTCGGTTTGCGCTTTAATCGCAGCAGTGTCCACGAGCACGTTTGCAACACCAAGCTCAAGCAAATCGATGTCAGATTGTACTGCATCCACTTTGCCGTCTGTGGTACCATGAGCCGATGTTATAGCAGATTCTACGTCACTTTCTAACGCCAAAACCGTGGATGCCTCAACATCGGAAAGAGTTGGGAGCGTATCAACAACAGCCTTTACCGCATCCACCTTTCCATCCGTAGTTACATGCGCGGTAGTGATAGCGCCTGTAACAACACCTTCCGACGTACTAACTGCGCCAGTTACAACAGCTTCAGAAGCGGCTATTGCAGCTTCGACCTCGCTCTCATCGGCAGGGTCCTCTGGCAGATTAACGGTCTTATCCGCGATGTTTTTTAGGCTGTGCGTATCCTTGACAAAGCCGGTGCCCTCAACCTTTTTCAATTCGCCGTGAACTATAGCAGTTTCAACAGCATCCAAGCTAAGCCCTCTCCACACTCTCAAGATTGCCGCTGTCCCAGGTATAGGTCAACGTGAAAAGCACTGTGGCGCCCTCGTAAGCTATCGCCGTTTCAATGGTGCCGTCAACGTTCCAAGTAAACGCCCACTTCGAAATCTTATGCCCCACAGGAGCCGCAGACAAACCACTCAACGCACTATGAATAGCACGAGCAGCACTCGCACTATCCCCATACTGAACTTCCGAATCAACCATCACAGCTCAACTCAACTTAATGTACAGTTGAAGGAATCAGCATAAAAAAATTAACATACAACCTCAAACCACACGCACCAAAAAACAGGAACAATTAGGATGCACCAAAGCCTCAATCGTGTTCGCATCCAAAATGCGGTGATAAGGAAACAGCCGCCGCAGCTCCCGCCCAGAAAAAATCTGCAAGTTAAACGAGCCGCAATCATCACACATATTCTTGTGGCCACTCTCCAAAAAAAGCCACTCATCACCCGCCCCATAAAAAGTCAACCCCCGCATTCCAGAAGGAATACGACTTGTCGCCTCAAAAACAGACTGAACAGCCACTACAGCCTCAACAATCTCTATCAAGCTCACTTAGAGGCAGCCTCTTTGCGCCCCAAATCAACAACCAAATACCGACCCGCCCCCGCCCCAACAGATAACTTTTCAATACTCGGCGACTGCTGCGAAGGCTGCTGCACCTCTCCAGACCCCGCCTTAGGCTCGCTAAGCTCCCACCCAAACTTTACCGCGTTTTTGCGGAACTCATCAGGTCGGATAAGCCCCGTCTCCGCCGCATGAATCAAATCCGCAACCACCAACTCAGGCGATTCAGGACTGCCCCAGTTCAACCGCACCTTAGCCAATCCAGCATCAAGTCCAGCCTGCGAGACAATCGGCGAGAAAAGCTCCCGCTCCACTTGGCGTTTGACGTACCGTTGGACGGGTTTAATGAGCATATCCTGGAGGTCAAGAGCAGCTCTCGCGCTTGCCTCGGTAAAGCCCGGAGTACTAAACAACCGCGGCAACGGCGTCTCGCAGCCCAGATAGAACTGATTCACAATATGGTCGACATAGTAGGAAAAGCCAGAGCGAGGGTCAATCGTCACAGGCTTAATATCGCCTTTTTTATTGTAGAAAAGCCAAGCGCCCTCTTCACTGCGGTTCTTAATCGCATTCTCAAAACTCTTACAGGTCTCTTCATCGGCACCCTCCAAAAGCGCCAATACATCAGGACCCGCGTACTTCTCGAAAATCTTCGGCATGATGCGCTCGATTTTCGCCTTCATCCAAGCAATCTCCGGGCGCACATTAGTGTCTGTGCCCACCTGCAACGTATGCAAAAGCACCTGCAAAAGCCCAACCCCGTAGCCAGAGGGAATATCGCCGCCCAGACGCCAATGAATCACCGCTCCAGGCTTCAAGTCAGTTCCCAAACTGCCGCCGCCGTAAGTAGCTGCAATCTGATACCCCGTAACTTTGTAAGGCAGTCGCAACCCCTCTACCTTGCTAAGTCCAATTCGCTGCACCGCATCGATAGGCATACGCAAAGTTTCCACAAGTTTATCAGGCGACAATTTAAGCCAGAAATCGTTGCCGCAAGCAATCAACGGCTTAGCCATATCATTCAGCAAACCATCCAAGTTCACGTCCTCACAGAACTTGTCCACGGCGGCTTTAGCTTCCTTCGCCTTCGAGTAGCTTTCATCTACGGTCGTGTAGAAGCCCATACCCACCGTAGAAGCCGAAAGCAAATCCACACTGCTCTTACAAGTTGGGTCACGCTCATACAGCTTCATAACGTTTGATAGGGTAATATCGGCCGTATCATAGAATACTCTGCCTTTTGGAGAAGCCACACCTGAAACAGGCGCATGCGAGAGCACCTCACGAACTTTCTTAACGAACCCCATACCAGACTACCTGCAAGTTATTGTATTAGCCCCAAAAAAACGGGGGAAAAAAGTTGAAGTTTACGTTGACAAGCCTAAGTCAAAGTCTGCTTGATGTTAGTCATCTTGGCAATAGCATTAGAACGCAAAACACCTAAGCCAAAGCGAGTAGACGCGCGAACACCATACTTGCTGCTCTTAACGTCTTCCCAATCCTCAACAGTTACGTCTCGGCGCAGAAGCATCACAGAAGCAACACGAGTATCAATCGCATAGACAGTCCCATTAGGTACTAAAGTGCTTGCTTGCACCTTCATGCCAAGGACGCTGCCGATACTGCCTTGCTCGATGTCGGTTTCGCTGCTGGGCAGATAGACGGATTTGACGAATTTGTCATCATTGAGCAGTTGGTGGAGTTGCATTTCGTTGATTGCCAACACGTTAGGACGCCAGTTTTGGCTGCGAACCGCCTGATGCAGAGCCAGAACGCCAGCCCAGCTAAACACCGCTGCACCGCCAGCTAACACTGCACCGCTTGCTAAATCCGCATCAGCAATAGCCGCATAGAGTGCAATGACGTCTTCAGTTTCCTTAACACCAAGGGCTCTGCCAACTTTGCCAACCATGTTATCCATGACGTTCCAAGAAGCATCCTCAACAAGCTCACGAGTCCACTCCTCAGAGCAATCCGAGAGCTTATCCGTGTTAATGTCGACGGTAGTGTTCTTGTTGCCGCTTAAGCGTGTGACAGCACCTTCAGCATACCGGTAAGCAATCGCATCCACATCTAGGGGAAAACGCTCCATAGTTTCGCTGGTCGGCATAACATTAATGATGTTTCTGCCAATCAACTCAGGAAACGCATACTCCACCAGAGTATCGTGCAATTTGCCCAAGGCGCCTGCGCCGTCACTAAATAAGCCTTCTTTGACACCTACAGCAGTATAGCGTTTGAAAAACGGTGATTCAGCCTTAGCCTTTAATGCCTCATAGAGTGCCCGCTGCTCGCCCTGCCTTGCCTGCATAACAGACTCAAACAATCGTGGTTTCACGTTAGGCACCTACCTGTATGAAGATTAAATCGTCTTCAGCATCTGCAGCCTGCAACGCTTTCCCCAGCTTCTGAGCAAAAGGCACAGCAACCGTATACTTCGCAGAACCGCCCTCATCAACAGCCTGACTCACATCGGTAAGCATCAGGACTCTTTGCGAAGAGTCAGCACCATAAACAGCTTTGCCGATAGTGATTGCGCCGCCAGCAGCAACCTTAACCCGCCCTTTCACAAGAACAGGAACAGTACCGCCAACAGTTGTTTGAGTCTTCACGGCAACACCAATGCAGTCTTTAGCCTCAGCAGCCGCAGTGACGGTTTCAGCCGCACTCAAATACACGGGGTCACCTTTAGTGATGGCAGCCGCCGCATAGAAAGTCTCAATGATAGCGTTAGGGTCGTCGGTTTCGCCAATAGCCATTCCAGTTTTTCCAGAATTATCAGTCATAGTTAATCAATCTCCAATGTTTTTGGATTTCCCAAAATTCGTCTTTTGGTAGTCTCCCCCACATTTGTGAGCAAAACTAGACGCCTCCCTTACCAGACGCCTTTTTCGCGGATTTCCCAGCTTTCAAAGCAGCAACTTCCGCCTCAAGCACCTGAATCCGCTTGTACATGTTGCGAACCACGCGGCTAAGCATCTCATTATGAGGAATCGCACGGCTAGCATACTCGATAACCTCATCGGCTTCAGCATCGCCGACCACATGTAGTTTTCCCTCAGCAGACTTCTCAGCCATCTATGCAACACCGTACTTCCGCTTAACCTCAAAGACTTCTTTGCGGACCTTCTGAGCCTGCACCTGATTGCCCAGCGAAAGCCGCTCCTGCATCTTGGGCAGTTCCAAGCGCACCAGCCGCTCCAGGCACTCAGACACCAGCATCAACTTAGGCGGATTCGCAAGCAAATCCACCCCGGGCACAAACTGCTTAATCCTCTCAACAGCGCTGTTTGCCTCGGTAAGTTTGCCCTCTGTCACGGTTAATTTTTCTTCGGCTTCGGCTAGCGCCGTTTTCTTCTCTTCTAACTCCGACTGAGCAGCCGCCAACTTATCAGCATCAGACTGTTCACCGCGAAGCTGCAACGGCACAGGCTCAGGAGGCACAACCTCAACCCCGCAATCCGCGTTAGGGCACTTCCAACCATTAGCCTCCCACTGCGCAGCATCAAACTCTTGACCACATTTAGGGCACTTAAGCATCACAGCTTCCTTCACCTTCATTTTAGCAGCCAATTTCTCGGCTAACTCATCGATGTTTTTCTCTTCCATAGTCTCGCCTTCATTACTTTGACTTTGAGCACCCGCCCCACCCGCCTTATCAAGGCATTCTTGGCAGATGCTCACAATAAAATCGGCAGGTGCACCGCAAACCGCGCAGGCAGGAACGCCGTCACCTTGCTGAGCATCCAGCTTAACTTTGCCACTATGAGCCGATTTAAAGCACTCCAAAACCTGAGCCTTCACTTCGAAGCTTTCAACCATCTGCTCAACAGGCACAATACGAGTTAACGGAATCCCCGGCAACTTTGACTGCTTAGTCAACCAAGCCAGCCCCGTAAGCACAAGGCCAGAACCAGGGATGCCATGGCTCCACTCGCCCTCGATGGATACGCTAACAATCTCTTTGCGGTCGATTAACCCAATCAGCTGCGAAGATTTGGGAACCCTAACAAGGCACTCAACGCAGTCATCTTCAAACTGCGCAGCAACAACCTCCACACCCTCCAGCAGCTGAGAATCATCATGATTCAAATCACTCGGCTTACCCGTCAAGGACCTGGCAGACTGCAACACCTCGTCACGGGTGAAAGGCGGACTATCCAAATTCATAGATTCAACGGGAAAGAGCGCCTCAACCTTGTAGTACTTCGCATCCTGGTCCTCTTTGACAAACTGCAGCAGAAACTTGGCCCACTCAAAACTCTCACTAGACTTCGCACGAGCCGCCGCCTGAGCATAGTAGCCTTTGGTGTCGTCCAACTCAGAAACCTTCACCCACTCAGCATACCGAGCCTCACCCAAAGCAGAGTCCTTGCTGTAATGCTGCATAAAAGTCCCATGAATCTTCTCGAAATCCAGATGCCGCGCCACGTACATAGCCCCTTAGGGCAACCCCGGGAGAAAACAGCAAGCCCGCGACCCTGGGTGGGGATGAGAGGAGCTTACCGCTTCCCCCAGAGCCGCCACAACAAAACAGCCTATCACGCCCTAACCATATAAAAATTAACATACAACATCAACGCCGAACCACATACAAAAACGGCTTCGCTTCCAACTCAAGCGGCAAACTATACCGCAAAGCATCAGTCGCATGGTCGTTTTCCTTCACATCTTCCCGATACTCCAACAACTCACTAATCAAGTTCACACAGCGCTTGCTCACAAACTGGCGGGGCACCCCATCGCTCGCAGGCGTTAGGCGGCTGCCAAGCTCCCTCAATCCATCTTCACGTTTGAAAGTATAGGGCTTAGCGTCTAACCCTGCACGACAAAGCTTGAGAATCGACTGAGGGAAACGGGCATCACACCAAAACGTACCCTTACCCCATTCCTCTTGTAAATCCTTAGCAGACTCCGCCAACTCTTCATCCGTAACCTCACGCTTATAGAACTCATCCACGGCGTAAGCTCTACCATCAGGGTCAAAACAGTTCACCACAATCGCCGAAGGCGCACTCCAACCGAAGTCAACGCCAAAACTAACCCTATCAATCAACGCCTTATCCGTCAACTCGCGAATATGCTTTGATGAGTCAAACGGCAAAGTACCCGCCGACACCGTTGCAAACTTGCCATAAATGAAGCGGTCAGCTAACCCGCCCGTGTGCGTCCGCACCATCTCCGCCACGAACTCCTTAGGCAAAGTCGGATTCTCAAACACGCTCCAACGGTAAATCCGCATGTTAGGCGAAGAAGTCTGGGGATTCTCCGTAACGTTGTACAATGGGCTGCCAGGCGCATCCGTAGTTGTCGTCAACCAAATACCCGGGTTAATTGGAACCATGCAGCGGCCACTCTTGCGAAGCCTACGCACAACCGTAAGCCACGCCGTATCAAAATGGCGAACAAGCCGCGCCTCATCAATATGCGCATAATCAACGTTAGGACCCTCCGCCTTCTCAGGGTCATCCAGCGAAACAAACCACCACTGCGAACCGTTGAACCAATCCAGCCGCATATCCTCGCGGTTAAAATCCGCCACATAGGGATTCTGCTTAAATGGGTAGCGGCACCCAAAGAAATCTTTGCTCTCCAACGTTGGGAAAAGGATGCGCTTCATCATCGGATAAGACGGCTCAAAAATAAAGCCCACCGACCCAGGATAATCCATTGCCCAACGGACGTCTTCCGCCAACCCGCATTTGGTTTTTCCCGAACCTGTACCGCAGAGACAACTCCGTTGGCTATAGATGCCTTTGCCCGCGTGAAAAGGAAGCTGCGCAGGATGCGGACAGTAACGGAGAAAATCAAGCCCCGGTGTCAAGTTCAGCTTTTGTGGCATCCTTCTCAACCCTTTGCGCTTCAGCAAACCTTGCGTAGGCAGCCTTGATTTCAGGCGACGCCTCAAACGGCATAACCAAACTAACCGCAGATTGAATAACCTCCGGTCTTCGCTCAATCAACCCCAACTCCTGCCCCAGCCTAATTTGCGCCATAGTAACCCTGAGAATCGCATTAATAATACCGATTTTGACGAACTGCTCCTTGAGGGTTAACCGCCGCTTTTTCCCATCCTCAGAACTATTCAGCTCCAACAACATATCGATAGCAGTGCGATTCAGAAACTCCAACCGCTGCTTGAGCTTAACGCAGAGTTGTTCATCCGCCTGCAGCTCATGAACCCACGTTTCCATACGCTCATAATCTGAGTAAATGGTTTTCTTCGCAACCTTAAATTCGGCACTAAGCGCATCGACAATGGCATCCAACCCATTCCCCATGGCAATCAAATTAACCATGCGAAGACGACGCCTACGAAGCTCAGGCTTCACTGGGCACCCCCCTGATTTTCTGCAGAATTGCAGAATGAACAAACAAAAAAGAGGACATTACTTAGGCACTCCCAAATACTCCAACGTAACCGTCAACCTACCCCGACTACCGCTCGTGTAAGGACCACACATATGCTTCTGAAACGCCCCATTATTCACCTGCCCCAACCTGCCAACACGCACAATACGCCAACCAGGCATCTTACCATGCACAAACTGAGGATTACTGGTAACGATGTGAAAAGGTAGGTGCGTCTGAGACCGATAGTGCTCCGCCATCAAAGTCAGAAAACGCCGCCCAATACCAACCCCCTGATAATCAGGCAACACAACCACCCGACTCACCATAAAATAATTAAGATTAAACTTCACATGGCGAATAGCCAAAAAAGCAACAGGAACCCCATCCAAAAAAGCAGCATAACAAATACAGAAAGGGCCTAGATCCTTGTTTAGATAGTGATAGTCCCTAAAACCGCTCCAGAGGTCACGTTTAACTTTGCAGACCTGCAGCTCAAGCGGCGGATGTCTTCTTTTTTTTTATCGAACGCCATAGTGTCGGTGTCGAAAACCCAATCAGGCTCAAGCCAATCGAGGATGTCACGGTGGCAGGTTACAGCTATGAATTGCTTGCCGCTTTTCCGCACCGCCTTACTAATAGCCAAAGACGCAATTTTGGCGACTTCACGGTCAACCACACTGGTAAACTCGTCAAAAACCACCCGCTTCTCCGCCAACACCAGCGCACGCGCAACATCCACCCGCATCTTCTCACCCATGCTGAGAACGGCATAGGGCTTGAGCCAATCCGGAGGCGAAGCAAAACCCACACAGCAAAGCGCCCCCGTAATCTCTGCAACCGTCAAGTTTTCGGGGAAGTCATCGAGGACAGACTCGGCGCCATACTCAAAGCCCTTAATGTACTCGGTAGGGAATTGCTGTTTAGCTATGGTTGTTTTGCCTGTGCCGCTGCGCCCAACTATAACGCCAACCTGCCAGCTCCAATCCTCAATCGGCAAAGAACCCGCAAACCGCTTATCCATCTTATCGGCTGTTATGGTGAAGCTACTGGCTACGCTCTGCGCACGAAAACTCTGCGGCTTACGCCACTCCTTTACAATGTCAAAATCGATGGTTTGTAACCCTCCGCTTGCAGTTCCTCAAAAACCCGTTTCTGCTCCGCCTCATCAGCACACGCTATAACCACTTGAAAAGTATGATCCAAACGCATATCGCCACCCTCTGCGCTACTCTTGGCGTCATCAAGCAACTTATCATACTGCTCCAACGTCTTGCCAGTAATGTTAAGCAAGGCTTTCAGGTCAGCTTCCCCATCAGCCTCCCGAATCCGCTGAAACTCCTGCGCATCCAACAACTTATCATGAGTACCCTTCAGCTTGTTTAGGACCTGCCGCAGAATCCGCCTGTTAACATCCTTAATGGGCAGCCGCAGCACAGGACCGTAAAACTCGCTATGCTCCAAACAAACATCTACACGCTGCTCGCCATCTGTGAGCATGCCGTCTTGGTTGGTGACTATGGGATAAATCCAGCCGAAGTCACTGAGGCTCTTCCAAGTAGCCGCCTTCTGTTTCTCAGACATCTTATTAGGGTTCTGATTATCACGTTGAAGCAACCGTAAATCTTCAACAATTGGCGTATACACATCAGGCACCACAATAGATGTTTTAACCTCCAACTTCAACCGTCCCTAACAAGGCCTCTGAACCAGCCCGCGCTTAGATGCCAAAAACAGCAGAAACTCGCCAGCCGTAGCACAACCAACCACAAGCAAACTAGCAATGTTTAAGCTGCCAGCCGCCGCCAACCCGCCAAGGCTCGTACAGAAAGTAATACCGCAAAGTATCCCGCCGTCAACACAGGCCTCGCTCCAATCAAACTTACCCTGCTTATTGCGCCGCCCTCGCAAGCTCAAATGAATCTTGCAAGCAAACGATTCATAGTCTAACTTCAGCATCCAGACACAGCCACATCAATATTAAAGCAAGCAAGCCAATAAAAAAACTAACATACAACCAATCAAATAAACAATCCATCCCAACACGTCTGGTGGTAAATCTGCGGATTCCCACTCCGATGCTGCACATGAATAGGGTCACCCTCAACAAAAGCCACCTTGCACCGCTTACAAATACATCCCCGCCCCCGACTGCGACGCCGATTATAAACGCCATCATAAGTCGCAGAATACTTTTTGCTGCCCCCTGAAGACTGCACCCTCATTTTCCGCTGCATAGACCAAACCTGACGAGAAGGCACACACACAACCTCACCCACCCGCACCCTACGCGCCCTACCCACCCCCCAAAAAAAAGGAACCCTCGCCCGAACCTCAACTACCCCATCTTGCACACCAGAGAGAACCTCCACAGGATAAATCCCCTTAAAAAAAAACTCCCGCCGAGAATCCGCCTGCGCCACTAAACAGCCTCCAACAAAGCATCATCTTCTTGCCCATCTTCAGAAAACAACGCAAGCAAAATCCGCCCCTTCTTAGACAAAACAAAAAATTTCTTAAGCCCCCCCTTGGAAGATTTCCCAGTATACGCCAACGTAACAAGCCCCAAATCCTGAAACTTACCCAACTCACGATGAATACCAGGATAACTTACTCCGCAATGCTTGAGTACCTCATAAGGAGAGATAGGTTCCCGAAAACAACGCAACAAACACAAATTAACAGTCAACCGCTTCAACGACTTAGCTCCCCTCATCGAAAAATTCAGAATTCCACTTCTCGCAGATAATCCAGCAGAGCCGCACCAAATTCAACCCATCAGGCGCACGCCGACCAATAGGCTGCCGAACAGCAACATACTTATCCACCACCCCACGCGGCGCACGGCGACGCTCAGGCTCCAAATCACCCACACGGGCATCCGCGGGACGCTGCTGAATCCCCACCAAACCCAAAGTCAAAAGCCGAGCCCGCACCGTAGTATAAAACTGCACCCGACTATAACGAAACCCCACCTCAACCTTGCCATCTCGCAAGTCACAGGCAAAACGGCTAAACTCACCCCGCGTCAACCCACCCCGCACCTTAATTTCGCAGAGCAGCAACCTAGCCGCATGCACCGCCCGCCGATTGTTAAAAAGCAACTCACAGACATCGCCCTCTTGGTGGAGAATATCCATTTTCACTTTTCGCCCAATATTTCTCAAACTCATACGATAGGGTACCCCCGTGCAAAATCATCCTCTAACTTTTTGAGCTGCGCCTCTAACTCAGCTAACCGCTTAAGGTACACCTGTTTACGGCTCTCCCAAAAGGCAACATCGCCCTTACAGCCGATAATCTGCGCATTCAACTCTCCCCGCTTATTCCGGAACTTCACGCCTCGAAATGGGTCAGCCCCAGCTAACAACTTCTCAATATAGTCGTGTGACTCAGCACATTCCCGCTGGAAACGCTCCAGTTTCTCTTCTATAGTCTCTTCTCTAGACATTATACCCCACCTTAACATAATTCAAGCCTAAACCTAACTGCAACACACTTGATGAAATAACGCAGCGTAACCTACACCAAACACACAGAAACCTAGACAAGTCTAGAAGATACGAGCTGGATGCTACAGGTCTAGACGATAGCGTCTCACTCAAATGTACATTGCCCTCCAACACTTACGATGATACGACTTACCCCGCCCATTCACATGCAGCAAATCCCCATCCACAAACGCCACACCGCACCTACTGCAAACTTTCCGCTGCCGAGCACAATACCGCTCCTTGAACACCGCATCATAACTTCGCCCAGTCAAACAGAAGCCTCCTTAACGCACTCTTCAAGCGGATACTTGCAGTTACTACAACACCGCATCTCCAAACAGACATCCGCATAATGGCTGCACTTACTGCGAAGCTTCCAAGGACAACGCCGACAAGGGCACGGCGCCAACTCAACCTGCAAACTCACAAAGAAGCCCTCCGAGAATTCTTAACGTTCACATCATAGTCTTCCCAAGCACACTTGCAGTGGCGATTGTTCCAACGCTCAAACGCCTTCTGATACGGATTCTTTTTGTCATAAGGCATTATCCAAGCGTCAAGCTTCAACGCTCGAATCGCCATAACCCGCATTAAATCCTCTGCAGGTGTAGAATCCTTGCCAATTAACACGTAAACCATAACTTTCGAAGTGCCAAAAACAGAGGCAAACACCCTCAAGTTTTCCCGCAAGTCATCTTTCGGATTATCCCAAGCGGTCCTGACTTGATGATAAATCCTCAAAGTTTCCCTAATCTCCCTCCAGCGGTCAGGACAAACAATACGGCAATCTAGGCCACATTCAAAATCAACAGGCAACCCCATCCGCTTAAGATAGTAGAGCGCCCAAGAAAACGCAGCCTCAGGCAACGCAGTAAACGTATTATCCATCACGCTTAACCGAGTACCCGAAGGATTCAGGTTCCTTGGCGCCACAACTGTAAGTTTACCCTCTTTTTGTGGTACCACACAGAAACCACAACTACGAATACAACCTCGGCTAAACCAGACATAGGAAGTTTTGCACTGTGGATACAGAGAATAATCTAAATCGCAAACCTCTATCTCAGGCGGCAACCGCTTAGAAATTAAATCCTTAAAGCCCGTCCCGCCGCATTCAGCTTCTTTTGGAACTTGGCTTTTATTGGTGAACTGAAAAATACTGGAGCAATAAATTTTATCGTACTCATAACGGTACATTGGGCTGTACCATTCAACAGAATCGCCTTGTCGCTTGTGGAACTGGCTAATCTGCATGTAAGCAGTATTCTCAATCTTTTTCTCTATGTTAATAAGGGCAATCCTCAAGTCACATACTCCCCTATCCGCCGCTGCCCCTCACTTAGCCTCTTAGGATCCACCTGCTGCTCAGCATCGCCCAGTTTCCCCAACGCCTCATTCAACTGCTTTAACTCCACCTTCACACCCGACAATTCCTTAGCCGCAGAAGTCAACTCCCGCACCGTAGCCTCCAAATTCGCCACTTCATGCCGGGGACTCTTACGGATTTCCTGATACATCGCCCCAAGCAACCGCTCAATCTCAAGCTGCCTACTATTGCTAAATTTCTGTGTCTGAGCAAGATTTTGGACTACCTGCTGCAACTCAAAAAGCCCCTGCCCCTTACCAATGTCATCGATTTGCCTATGGATTTCCGCTTCAAACCTGTTAATACTCATCGGCTGGGTAACCTTGCGTTCACGGCGAATCACATCCGCTTCCTTCTGATACGTGCGATCAATAATGCCGTACAGGTCCATCTTAGTGACGCATTGAAAACCATCGATACGGGCGCCACGATAATCCTTGTTAAACTCCACCGTCTGCAAAACCAAATCCTGCAGGCAATAGCCTAATCTGCCCTCAACAATCTCAAACCACCGGTTCAACGCAAAACGACAACAATCATGCGACATCCCCCCCACATCACAAGCAATAAACCCCGTAATCTGCTTACGCTCTTTCCCAAAACAAACATGAATCTTCACCCCACCCACAAACTCATCCGCCTGCCAACTCTTCAAATTCTGACAAACCTCAGCCAGAAGCGTTACGTTATGAACGCAAAGCGGAACAAACCGCACCCCGTGGGTGATTTTGTTGCAGTACGTTCCCTCATAGGGCTGCACAATCAAGCCTTTGCCGAGAAGATTTCGGCAGGCCACGCGAACGGTAGTGTACTGTCCGGGCTTAATCTGCTTAGGTTTCTTGGGCGCATGAATAATTCGGGCGATTTCACAGGGCTTCAACTCCACCTCGGAGGCGTCGATAGTTTGGTAAACTCGGCGCTCTATCCCCCAAAGCTTGTCAGCGGTAGGCGGTAAACAGTTTAAACATGTGTTAGGTGTATTCCCCGTTGAAGTATCAGATGCTTTACGCAAAATTTAAGCCCCCTTCTTCTTTTTAAGCGGCCAATCAAGCAGCAAATAGGAGCCATCGCTAAACCAAGCATAAAACCAATGGCGCTTCTTTCCGCTGCCTTTTAGAGTTGCTTCATAAAAATTCCACCACTTACAACGAATCATCTTAAGCAGTCTCCTTTTCCGTTACCTTCACAGGCGCATCACTCTTCAAACTGCAACCCTCAGAGCTAAGGCAAACTTTGAAAAGTGAATCGTCTTTAAACCACCTGAAAGTGGTAATGAGGCAATCTCCACAGGACCCATCCCCGCGACAAAACTTTGCCTTCCGAAAAGAAGGCTTTTTACGCGCTGAAACCTGAGCTTTAGGGCATTTCCAGCAGCGACTAGGCGGCTCCACACAGCCATATAAGGCGCCGCAATGCTTGCATCGCCATCCTGGAACTGTGCGTTTACCAAACATTGGCTCAGTGAACTCTACGGTGATGGGTTCCCAATCTGCGAGGATTTCGGCGGCGGGACGATGGGGATTACAAGCCATCAACGGCTAGCCTCCGAATTACTTTCCTTTCGCGGGGTTTCAAGCATAGCCGCCAATTCCTTGAGATAAACAGTTGAAACCCACTCTTCTTTTTGGTCTGGGTCAAGTTTGGTTTTGTACATCTCAACAAATTTGTAAGATACATTATGTTCAACTAATGTTCTCTCAGCATATTGTTTGGCGGCTTCAATCTTAGCCTCTAATTCTCGGAGTTGAAGTTTTGCTAATGTCGGGCTTGAAAAACATCCTTCACATTTCACTAATTTTGTTTGAAGCGATAATTCAGCATTTCTTTTCTGCAGGTCAGCAATTTCTTCCTCTGCATCAGCCCGACCCCGACTGTACCCGTTTAAATCAACTTGCATAAGATTCTGCTCAGTATCCTTCACGCCTTTTTGATATGCATCAGCAATTTCTTTCTGGGCAACCTCACGCGGCACCCACTGTTTTTCTAACTCAAACTTTTCCGCCGCGGCTTTGCGGTCATCTCGGCGAGAATTAAAGTACAGTGTCCAGAGGGCTTTGGATTCTTTGATTATTTCCGCGGTGGTTTTGGCTTCAAGAGACATCTAGGTTTTGCCTCCGTTGTTGTCCTCGAATTTCCGCTCAGGCTTCGCCCCAATCCAATCGCCTTCGTGGCTCAGCCAACACCAGAAACCCGCATCCACTACGCCAAACTTTTTCGAAGTCGCCGCGTCAACAATCATCTGCTTAAGCGCCGCATACGATGGGCGCGTTTTGTTCTCTGTTTCCAGCGCCTTCTCGTAGCGTTCCTGATTCTTGTTGAAAGCGTAGAGCCAACTTATGCCGCCGCGTTCATGGCGCTCTTTAGGAAGCTGGGGTTCGCTGCGTCGATATCCCGATGAAGCGGGGCGGCTAGCAAGTTTTTCTATTTGCTGGGCAATATCGACAAACCACTTAGAGTAATCCGCAAGAATCACCCGCGTAACCACTAACTCGTGGATTAGCTGATGTTTGACTTCAAGGTCTTTGCATTCCATACAGAACGCACGGTAGTATCGCCCTTCAGGTGTGGATATGTCGCATTTCGCTGTATCCTCGCAAAACATACAGTTCTCCGCGTTGAACTGTGCGACTGAGCTGGGATTTTGGCTGTTGCTTGCGGTAGCGCTATGGGGCTGGGCATTTGAGTGCGGAGGTTGCGGGGCTGGCGTTATGGGTTTTGACGCGGGCTCAGCGGTTTTAGGCGGTGCCTGGCTAGCCGCATTCCTCTGTGCTGTGGCTTCATTGGCAGCCGCCGCTGGCAGCTTCGGTTTGGTTTTAGGAACAAGATAATATCCCGCGCCCGTTCCTTCACGGCTCATAAAGGCAGCGCCGCAGCTCTTCGCGGCTCGGTCAAGCATCTGCATCTCTTCTGTGCCATGCAGCGATGGGGGAAACTTGAGCAGCAACATGTCGCCGCCTTCATGCAGCGAAAACTCTACAACCGCGGCTAATTCTTCGGGCAATTCACGCATGATTTTGTCTGAGACTTCTTGAAGAGCAGACTCAAATCGCGCAGTCACCAAAGAAGCCTCCCGTATCTTTCAGCCCGAATAGCATAAGCGCGATTTCTAAGCTTTTCTCTCAAAATCGGGTCCGCAAGTTCATCCATAGCTTTGCTAAGGGCTTTGTAGTAGTTGATGATGTTAAGACAAATGTTTACCTCACCTCGTAAAGTGCCAATATAGTCGCCGTCTACGAGTTCCTCCGCTACCTTTTGCCAACACTTAGCGATTTTTGCTTCCGCTGCATCTGGGCACTGCATCATGTCATGCTCTTTAGAGCCGCACCAATAGCACTGAGTGAACTTGGTAACCATGCTTACCGATGGGTCAGCGCCATGCAATCGCTCCATAATAGCCTGATGCAACTCTTCCAGCGTCTGCACTAGAGCAAAACCATATCTATTGCTTGTCACCTCAACGTTCCCCTTTCGCCAAAATCCATCTGGGCAGCAAACAATCAGTTTACCCGACTTTGCAGCTAATCCAAGTTCCAACAGAGTGATTGGTGATTGCGTTTTAGGGTCAAAATACATAGCGATTATATCGGCTTGCTCTTGCCCCAGCAGTTCCCAATCTACCTGTTCCTTGAACTTTTCGTTGTTGATTGTTTGCTTCCAGCTTGAATCCCAACTTTCACGACGAGGATTGAGGACTAAGACATCTTCGGCGGCTAGCATACTTGTTAGTTTTTCTTGCCAAGGCTCCGCCTTGCCCATTTCAATACTTCCAGCTAAGAAAATAATTGCCGCTTCTTTCTTAGGGAAAAATCTGTTTGGTGCTTTAACACATCTCATCTTCGTTCCATCCTTTTCTCAGGTATTTTCTGTGAACCGTGATGCCCGCCGCCTCCAAACACGCAATCAACTCAAGGGTTTCAGCTAGCCGAGGCTCAGGCAACTTGTTGTGTCCGCTATCGTAGCCGACCGCGACAAATTGGGGATGCACCGACGCAATCAGCAGCGGAAAAGCCACGGAGTTAAACTTCATCACGGGCTCTATGCTGAGCATGACGGGGTACCCCATCTTGGAGAGGTCAGCCATATCGTCTAGCCTGGAGAGGTTGGGTTGCCCGCATAGCATGTGCGAGATGTCGCTTTCTACGGTGCAGCCTAAAACGCAATTTGCGGGTATGGGGATGCCTATGCTGATTAGATAGCGGTACCGCTGAGGATTCTTGGTTAAGAGCAGAAACCTTGCGGGGCTGGCTTTCACTGCCTCAAAGATTTGCACGATAAGCTCCGTTGGCACCCAATGCCCAAACAGGTCGGTGCAGTCGCAGAGAAACACAAAATCCGCCGCCGTAAACTTGCTTATCTGCTTGAGTTCCTTAGCGTCGATTCTGGTTGCTCCGCTGTATTTGATGCGGCAGCCTGGAAACAGTTTTTTGAGCGTCTCAACATAGCAGTAAGGGCATTTATGCAAGCACCCGCCAGCTAATGGATTGCAGGTGTCACCTGTCTTTTTGTGATTATGCGATAGGAAAGAAAACATGCGCTGGCTCAATAGTCGTCCACTCCACAGTCAAGCCCCAACCCTTCAGGGTCACGCTCATCCTCAGCAATCATATCACACATGCAAGAGCCGACTGAACCGCATCTGGGGCACGTTGCATAATCAGGGTCTTCCCAATCATAGTCGACTGTACGCTTGAATTGCTCAGCCCACTCCCGCTCAACCAACTCCCAGAAACCAACCCATTCGCCACACTGCAAAGGTTCAGTACAATAGCCACTCTCTGGGTGAAGGTCACAAACTCTCTGGCAAATACCAAAGGAATTGAAATCAGCCACAACCAAACGCCTCACAAAAAGACGTTTCCCCTTATGGCAAGCATCACAACCCCAGCCAAACCGAGGCAAAGACCCTAAATTACTAATTTCTTCACGAGTTATGGCACCACAATTATCACAGCGCCAAAGAGCCACGTTTCCAGAAAGTTCACTCATCTTAATGCCTCGTTAATCGGATATTTCTGAGCTGTCACGGTGGCGGCTTGATAGAGGTCTATGCAGTCCTGTTTGCTGGGTGCCTCAACCTCTACGTTGCCGTTTTTGATGCGGAATTTAGGCGCGGATTCATCAGCCAAACTAAGCCGTCTCCTTAAGCGCGGTTGGCTCAGGGTTGCAGTTTCGCTCAGCTATTTCGTCATGGCATCTGCTACAGTAGCCTTCAAAATCAGCAGGGATGTTTCCGCAGATAGCGCAAACTTTAGCCGCTCGGTACCATCCATGCCCTTTACTGAGTATAAGATTTAGCACCAATGCGTCATCAAACAAATCCCAAACTAGATTACGGAAAGCACGCGGAACATTTTTTGCATTGTTGAAGGCACGGCAAATCTGGAAACAGTGAAAGCTCTTAGTTTTCCACTCAGCTAAATAGGCTTTAAATTCTGGTTGCATCGCCTCTAAAAGCTGCGGCTTCAACCTTTCGCAAATAAACTCTGATTCTGCATCTCCGATACGAATTTGCTCTAAAAGATAGTCTCGGACGCCGTCTATGCCTAAGTCTTTGCGTAGTTGCTCAAAGCTTTCAACGTAACTTTTGCCGTCGCTACCTTCAAGTTTAACCCTGTAGGTTACCTGTTTTTTTTCACTCATACTTCTCTCTCCTTATCCGTAACTGTGACTCGCTCCTCAGCGAAAGCCTCCTCTAGCTCCATCTGCCGCACCTGAATACCCCTATCCATGGGGAAACAGTCTAAATGGAAATCGCAGTCAAGGCAGCGCTCCTCATCAATTTCCGCTAGCTTTTTGTAGTCCTTGCAAGGCACCTGCGGAATCAAAAAGAAACCTCCCCTTGCTCAACCCTCCGCCAGAAACTAGCGAAATCTTGGCTAACGTAATCTTGTAGCAGCGAAAAACAAAGCGCCTTAGCCATCGGCACCACAATAGCATTACCGATTTGCCGCACAATCTCTGTCTTTGTCCCCATAAACTTGTATCCCGCTGGAAAACCAGTAGCCGCAGCAAGCTCCTTGGGCTGAAGCATGCGAAACTTGATTTCCAACCGTTTGCCATCTATCTCAGGCTGCACCAAACCAAGATGCTGCTGAGTCGCTATGACAGGCACAGGCGAATCAATGCTTATCGCGCTGTTTTTTAGCTGAGCGATTTTGGTTCCGTTAATGCGGATGATGTAGGAGTTCACGACTGCAAAGCGGTCTTTCGTCGTAGCCGTCGCCAAGGGGTTTTCTGGGTTCTGTGGTGTGCTGTTGTTGTAGTATTCCACAAAGAACCTGACGACATTACCTCCGCCCCGCTGCGTAATCGTTCCCACTGGCAAGCTGAGGCTTTTTGCCGCGTTCTGGCCTTCTTTATGGAAAAACCCTTCAGGCGGCAACAGAAACGCCTCATCATCCTGCGAGTCCTCGAATGATGCTTCGATAAGATTACCAGCGCCTTTACTTGTCACAGAAGCCATCGGCGCGTTAACCGATTGCGTCCTAGGCGCTTGACCGTCCCGTTCGCCAAAGTTAGGCACTATGAACGGCTGAATTAGCGCATGGGCGCCTCCTGCCGTAATTGCTGGAACGGCATCTTTGTCAGTGTTCTTTGGGCTGCCCTGGCTCTGTTGGCTAAGTATGAAGGATGTTTCAGCGATGCCGATTCTGCCCTCTGCCGTGATCGTCCAAGCGGGTTCATCAAGGCTTTTCACTTTCGGACCTTGCCGCTTAGTTTGCTCCATCGCCACAAGAAAAGAGGGTTCAGCAACTGCATACCTGTTTGAGGTATCAAGAGTACCCAGCGGGTCCTCAGATGACTGCACCCGATGCTCTTTTCGCCCTTTCCCAGCATGATAGCTGACAATAACGGGTTTAGCAGTGACAACTCCAAACGCGCCGCCCTTCGCGGTTGTGATGGTTCGCAGCGGATTCTCTACACTATCAACGCTTCCACCGTGCTCCATAGCAATAAGAAATTTCTGCACCTCCTCACCGCCAAAACGCCGCAACCCCTCAAAAATCCGCTCAATTGTCCGCGGCGACAAAGGACGCTTACGATGGAAAATACTCTCGCCTTCAAGGCTCCAATCAATCACCGTTTTTGCGGCTACCCACTTTTGCAGGCCAGAGTCAGACGAAGGATTCTTTGCATGCGTCTGAGCAGGCCAGACGGGCTTGCGTTTGCCTTTAGTCGCAATGATAAAAAGCCTACGCCGAGACGTCGCAGCGCCAAAGTCCGCAGCGTTTAAGACACGCTCTTCCCAGCAGTAGCCCAAAGCAATAATATTGGCTTTCCAAGCTTCGTAGAATTCGCCTGCACGTTCCTTAATTGGAAGCCCTTTCTTTGTGGCGCCACATTTTGAGCAATAGCCCTCTTCAAGTTCCGTACCACATGCAATGCACGCAAGCGGCCCCCACGTGCGGAGCTCCTCAACATTTTCGATGAGAACCATGTCAACGTCGAGTTCTTCAAGCCAACGCAGAATATACCTCGGACTCGCACGTTTCTGGTCATTCTTAGGCATACCCCCAGCTGCCCGACTATGATGAGTACATTCAGGCGCCCCAATCAAAAGAACAACATGCCCACCCGGCACTATCTTGCGTGGATCTAACTTGTCAACGTCTGCCTGATAATGTTCATACTGAGGATAGTTTGCTTTGTGGGTGCTAATAGCGATGTCCCAATGATTCACAGCTGTCAACTTTAGCCGTAGCTTCAATGCCGCTGCCGCTTCGATGCAACCTGTACTAACGCCACCGGCGCCAGCGAATAAGTCAACGACAACAACCTCCCTATCCTCGCATACTATCGCCTGTTCTGGGCTTTGCGTAAGCGTAGAAATCAACGTGTTACCCTCAAAATGCTTCACCATTACCTGGAAGCCTCCGTTTTTGCCTGTTGACGCCGAAACGGCACCACAACCACACGGTGCCCATCCAGCAAATCCCAATAAAGACGGTAGCCCCGCAACAGCAGAAACGCCGCGATGTACCTGCTGAAGTCGGGACGCTGAATAACCATGCATTTTCCCCATGGCGGCAGTTCTACCACGCCAAAGCGTCCATACGTGGATGCGCAGGCACCTTCAAAATCTCGGCTAAATGCAAGGTGCGCACCGCAGTAGTCTTTGCCGCCGCACATGCAGGTTTTGGAACGCAAATCCAGCAAACGACAAAAATACTTGAAACTACAGCGACAACGGTGCAGACGCCAACGACGAATCAGCCAACTCAAATCGGGTGCCCTCCCCTCTCCCCATGGCCAACGCCACGGCATAAACGGCAATACTCCGCACAGCTCTGCATGCGGTCGTCATGGCTAAAGCCGCTGCCACAAACAAAACCGCGCCGCCGCTTCGAGACACTTTTGCAGACGTCAGCTTTTTGGCAGCTAACGTTGAGGTGGCTTGGAATGCAAATCTGCTCGGAAGGTTCCTTATGATAAATAGGGCAACCCTGACAAATCGGATGATTTGGTGAGTAAACATGGCAATATTTCTGCGTGCAAAACTGCGGAAGCCCCGAAGGCTTATCCTGAGTAGGCTTCTTTTTAGAAAAGTCAACGCCAAAATTCATCGCCATGCCTCCAAACGATTGCCGCCGCCATGAAACAAGCGAGCATGTAAAACTGGAAACCCCGGACAAGACCCGCCGCCATGCGTACAATAATAATTTTGAACACTAACTTTCTTACAAGCCTCCATATAGGGGTACACGTAGGGCGTGGCGAAACGGCAAAAATGAATCGTGCCATCACAGCGCACAAGCGGACCATCAGGCGACTGCCGAATCAGAGGGCGGCTACAGTTTTTGCAGTCATAGTTCCCCATGGAGCACGGCGGCAAAGTCTGTTCCTGAGCAGACACTAAAAAGAACCCTCCCGACGAGTCCACGTATTAATCGAGCAGTGATTCCAGCAATAGCTGGTGCCCTTGTAGATGCAGCCAACACATTCCCCATTGCTAAACCTCTGAGGCATACGTTTAGGCATGGGCGCCTGCGACGTAGGGCGGGGTTTCTGGCGGCTAAGATAGCTAAGCAAACTCTCCTGCTCACTCAAGCCGCACACCTCCGCTCAATAAACACAGGCACAACCTGCCCCAGCTGCACCAAACGCCTATACCTGGGCAAACACCGCTGACAAACACAGAATGTTT